AGACTTCATAGAAGATTTGTGAATGATTTTTCTACGGCATGTTACATTATCACACGTCATCATGCACAGAAATTAGTAAATCTGCATTGTAGAGGAGATAAGTTTAAATTAGATCAACGTGTTAAGCCCAGAGCAGTTGCAGATGACTTGATTTATAATTCAGGAAACACTTTTGCAATTCCTTTATTTCTTTATAAGATTGATCTAGGATCTGACATTCATGATATTCATATTGACGTATTTCATAAAGGTAGTTACACTGGATTGTGGGAATTTTGGAGGACTTCTGCACCATTGATTGAGGACTGGATGCCATACTTCGACTATGATCCGTTCTACGGCACTTTGCCACCAGAACAGAATGCTTGACAAGTCTTTAGATTTACTATATAATGTGTAAAGAAACATTACGGAGTGTAACATGACTGTAACAACTGAAGATGGTGGACGTACAAACATGTACGCCACTGAGCCCAGAATGTATATCTCTGAGACAGACGCAGAGCGTTATGGTCATGAGACATATGCCGAGCGAGCTGAGAAACTAAATGGACGCACTGCTATGGTTGGATTTGTTGCTGCTGTTGTCTCTTATGCTTTCAGTGGTAGCGTATTTTTCTTTGGTGTCTTCGGATTCTGATGACTGAATTTGTTTTTACCACGACAAGCATTGCATTTCTTGTCTTGCTTTGCTATACTATTGAAAACCTATCCGAAACCTATTGATGGAAACCTCTATTGCTGAGCTCCTTACTTATTATGTAATCGGTGGTGCCCTTATTATAGGACCACCTGCAATCTTCCTGATCATTGCTATGATGGCAGCACTCCAAAATACGAAAGGACGTATGGTTGGATACAAAGACCACAAAACCTATGGTGATAGCTCTATCTACGATCCGTCACCAAAGTTGCCAACAGATCAAACCAAATTTTATCTTGAACTTGACACTTGAGACTTGACACAGTATCAAACTTTCTATATAATTACAACCAAATCTACGCAGAATAGATGACATACACTATTACACTCAAGACTACTGAAGGCGATCACACTATTTCGTGTGAGGACGATCAATACATTCTTGATGCTGCTGAAGAAGCAGGAGTTGATATCAATTACTCTTGCCGTGCTGGTGCATGTTCTTCCTGTGCTGGTAAAATTATCAGTGGAACCGTTGATCAAAGCGATCAATCGTTCTTGGATGATGATCAACTTGAAGCCGGTTTCCTACTTACATGTGTGTCTTATCCTACTTCTGATTGTGTAATCGAAACAGAACAAGAAGAGAACCTTTATTGATGACGGATCCCAATCAACTCTATGAAGACATGGAGAGATTGAATGCCCTTTACGAAGAACTCTGTTGGGCACATGATGATGAATTAGTATTCACTCATGAAAATGGCAGAGTCATTGTTTACAACAAAACACTGGAGCAAAACAAATGAACGAAAACGCAGAACGCATCAACGGCATGGCAGCAATGCTTGGAGTAATCGCTGCTCTTGGAGCATACGCCATGACAGGCCAAATTATCCCTGGTATTTGGTAAACCGAACCTCTTTACACAAAAGACGTTTTATGTTATACTAAATAAATGGACGTAACTAATGTTACGTTTTACAACAGACTGGTGTTACTCAACTAATCTCTCATCAGTCTGTGATATACTAATTTCAACGAGAGCACGTCGAGCTCTCTTTCATCCGTAGGTTAAACTCTACGAGACATACTCAAAGGTACAACAATGTTTAAATCTGTATTCGCAGCAACTGCTGCTCTTTCCGTTTCTGCTGGTGCCGCTTTCGCTGGCCCCTACGTCAATGTAGAAACCAATGCTGGCTGGACTGGTTCTGACTACAATGGAACCGCCACGGATCTTCACCTGGGCTATGAAGGCGCACTTGGTGAGTCTGCTTCATACTACGTCCAGGGTGGCGCTACTGTAGTCTCTCCTGACGGTGGCGAAAGCGACACCGTTCCTTCTGGTAAGGCAGGTCTGGGTCTTGCACTCACCGACTCACTTGGTGCATACGGCGAAGTCTCCTTCGTGGGCAGTGGCGACAGCGATATCGATCGTGGATACGGTGGTAAGTTGGGCGTCAAGTACAGCTTCTGATCGTTCATATAGACACATAGACATCTAGATGTTATACTGGGGGTGCGACGGCATCCCCTTTTTTTATATGGATTATACCCCACCTGCACTTTGTATTAGAAGTATTGAACCTGCTGAAACACCAGGTAAAGTACTTGTAGATATGCCATCTCTATGGAGAGATAGTGATGCAGTAAAACCTGTAGAACTTCATAAAGAAATAGTTGACTCTATTATGAGTGAACCTTATAGTGTGCCTATGTGCCCACCAGGATGGCCCAATCCTCCTCTTACTGAGACGGAATGAAAAAATATTTTATAAACTTCATAACGAATCCAGGAACGCTGACCTCCCTCCTGTTGCTGGGAACGATAGCACTGATAGGGGTGATCCACAATGATGCTCACCTTAGAATGACCAAAGATGCAGATGCTTATGTGAGACAGTGGTGTAGATCATCAGCAGAAAACAAAAAGACCTGCATCAGTTACGGTGGAAACATGGATTACTAATGAAAAAGAAAGAAATTTTAGATCAAGTCGAATTGCTTAAACATAGAATTGATAGCTTGGAATCAGACTATTTAAAAATTTTAGTGAAGTATGCTAGATTAGAATCTGAATTAGAAATCTTAAAACAAGAGAAGGATTACTTGATTCCACACGATGGTGATATATACTAACAAGGTATGATTCTTTATTATGTCAGAATTCCCAAAAGATTGGAGATATGCTGATGATAGGATGCAAATGAGAGCAGCAGTCTTTCGTGCTCTTAGTCATCACTTAGAAGAACATTGTCGATCAGTTTATGAATTTTGTCATGACTGGGTAAGTCAAGGCAATCAAAATACAAACAACATTGAATTTTATTTTCAAAATTATTTGAAGGAGACAAAACGTGAACAAATTTATCAACTTGAAAAGTGCCTTGAACTCAATCCTAATTGGTACTTGCCTATTAGGGACGAGCCCGAGTCTGGCAAACCCTCTTAAAGATGACGAGTATTACTCTAACCATTCAATGGGATGTATGTTACTCGGTGAATGCACTGAAGGTGTAGAGAAAATCTATTCTATGTTGGATGTATCATCACAATATCCCAACCCAGAAAAGTTTACTGGAGTGACAGGTGAGTTTCATAATATGATTCACTCCTTGAATGAGATTGGAGTTAACGTATTCCTTGCCGATGAAAAGTATTTTCCAGTAGGTCATCGTGGTGTCTATCATACTGTGAGTAATAACTTCTTCTTGAACAAAAGATTTATGGGTCGTCCTGGTGTATTGATGAGTGTCATGCGACATGAAGGATGGCACGCTGCTCAGGATTGCATGGCAGGTACGATTGATAATAGTATGATTGCTATCATTAAACCCACAGATCAAGTGCCAATGTTATGGAGTGAAATGGTGGAGCGCACCTATCCTGAGTCAGCATGGCCCTGGGAAAAGGAAGCAACATGGGCAGGTAAGACAGAAGGTATGACTATGAATGCTCTCGCAGCATGTGCTGGTGGTAATATGTGGGAAGTTTATGACCCAACACCACTGACCCGTAAGTATCTGATAGATTATGGATACATTAAAGAGTAATCTATAAAATAAATAGAGCTGCCTTACTCTCAATTCATGGAATCAACCCCTAAGAAGAAAGAGGAAGCCAAAAAGGAAAATAAATTTGAGTGGGCGGACGAGGGTGTATCAACTCTTGTCCGCGTAGTTATTCTTGGATGGTCAGCAGCAATTCTGACTCTTAACTATGTAACTGTTCCTGGTGTTCCTCAAAAAAATATCGATCCAACTTTTATCGCCAGTGTGTTCACTGGAACTTTAGCTACTTTTGGAGTCATGCCTTCTAAAAAGAAGAAAGACGATGAAGTAAAACAAGCACCTACGTTGGAGAATAAAGACAAAAAAATTGATTGAATGTTATGAAATTTGAATTAGATGTTGATGACTATGCCATCATCCTCAATGCTTTACACTACTACAAAAAAGTAGAGAAGCGAGGTAATTTTAAGCAATACAATGAAGAACGTGTACATAAGTTGAGAGATAAGATTGCATATCAATTAGT